CCCGTGCTGATCGAGCAATGCTCTTAAGACAGTTGAAACGTTGCGTTTTTGCATAACACGCATAGTGCTTGTTCTTATCGAAGAAAACAAATGCAGAATTGCATAGTCGACGCATAACATGTTTTTTACATCGTAAAGGATGCCATCCGACCGTGGTGCCTGCGTCGAGAAGAGCGCCCATGGTAACCTTGCGCCCATCGCGGAAAAGCCCGGCCGTTGCCCCGCTTTTGCCCCACCTCTTTCAACGAGCTTCCTGACAATCCGATGAATAAAGCCGTCTCCGACCTGTCCTCCCACACCCCGATTGTGTTGGAGTACTAGCGTAAAAAAGCCCTACAACCCCAAAAACAAAGGGCTGTAGGGCTTTTTTGACAAATCGTAAGCACTGTTCATTTGGCATTAAATGGCATTAGTTGGCGTACGATTTGCCCCATTTTTGCCCCATAGAATTTTAGAGAACAGCACCTCGCCACCTTCCACTTGCTCGCTAGATACCCAATCTTTTTCCGAATCATCCCTGCGTTTTGTCGGTCGATCACCCCATCGTAGACTGCACACCACCGAAACTCTGTTACGACAGTGCAATCCGCTTCAAACCAGAACAACGGACGTTCCGCCCTTTCCCTATGATGTTCTGCGGACTGAAGCGGCCTCGGATTTGCCCTGAATTTCCACCGCGCATTGTAAAACCGCTGTCGCATTCAAAAATGATTCATCTCTGCTTTCACCAACGCCTAAATCTGTGATCTTCTTGAGCAAGTCAATCTCAAGGCTCTCCAATCATGGATGTGTTTCATCTCGTCATCGACACGAGCATGCTGCGTCAACTGCATTTCCAGCATCCAGATTTCGAGCGCCTGTTGCGCCAGTCGCAAATGGGCAAGCTCAAGATCTACATCCCGCAGATTGTCATGGAGGAAGAGCGAACCGCAAAGCTTGCGGAGCATAGGAGGCTTGTCGATGAAATAAATACGAGATTTGACAAAATACGACGTGGCATGCTTGGCATGATTGTGGAGGACCTTGCTGAACCTCACCTGGAATTATGGGATGCAGAAGATGTGGAGCGCAGTTCGAAGGTGGCTTTCACACGGTTTGTGACTAACAACAAGATCGAGGTGATTGAGATTTCGATGGAGCACGCTGCCAAGGCATGGGGCAGATATTTCAAAGTAGAGCCGCCGTTCAACCCTAGAGAAGAGCGTGAAGCCAGGCGTAAGGATATACCGGACTCGTGGATACTTGAGGCTGGGATTGAGATTAAACCTAGAAAGGGGCTGCATTGTGCTTTGGTTGGCGATGGCAAACTCGCCGGGGCCTTTCAGGCAGAGGGCTTTAAGGTCTACAGGGAAGTCCAGGCATTGCTCGATGACATCGAACGATCTACCGCTGTGGTCCCCATTCGAGAGCCCGCCGCCGAGGACCAAAATGTTTCTCTCGATCAACTTCGCAGTCCAGACTTCAAGGACATGGATGTTATCGTGATGGGCTTGATCGAGGTACTTGGCGCTCCCTCCAAGGTTGATCTGCTCGCAGCAATATCAAAGGCAGGGCTGAATGCGAATATTGCTGAGCATGAAGCCCGTACGATGGTGCTGTCCGGCAGACTCACCGACACCGGCACACATTTCATTCCGACGAGTCGTGCTGTCGCCCAACAAGCGGCGGAGACGGATGCAGTGACCAATGTGCTTCTGAGGATAGTCTGATGAGCCAACTCGACCTGCGCTTGGCGGCGCTTTCAAAACTGGTGGACATCAAATCGGCGGCGGTGGATCAACGCCTGAGCGAAGAATTTAACCGCATCGAGCGCATCTTCCAAAACAGTAACGAATACGATGAACTATCAGATGCATTGAAAACGCTTTCAGTGTTGGTACCTAGGTTTCATATGGCAACGTTACCGTTGCTGGAAACTTTCGTACAATCTTTACCGAGCAGAACTCTGACCAAAAGCGGTTCTCCAATCACCAGTGCCCGGCATCGCTACCGCTCCAATGAGAGTCTGCTTCGCGAAACAATCGACGTCGTAGAAAATATTCGGTTTTTGCACACTGAGCAGGTGGTGAGCTTCCTATTGGAGATAGCGCGAGCCTCTGATAAAGATGTCAAAGCCAAGGCTGAGGGAGTGCTTGAGGCACTTGCCACGTTCGACCTAGATGTATTCTATGGCGACCGAGCCTTGGGTGCTGAACCGCAGGCTCGAATGGTTGCCCACTTCGCAGGGCTTCAAAACGATGAATTGCTAACCAACGCGGACATCATTCTCCGAGTGCTAAGCACTGTGTTATCGCCCAGTATGGAAGGTCACTCTTGGTCATACGATAGTGTCACCATTCGTAGAGGCTCAATAGGTAGTGGCGGTGGCATTGCCGCCTTGCGTTCCGAAGCCATCACTCTAGCGAAGCGGATTTACAGTCTAGACAGGTCGGTTGAACATAGACGACATGTGTTGCAAACCCTTGTCTCTGCCACACGCCAAGAGACTCCCACTAGCGATGAAGAAACGTCCGCCATGTTCGAGCGGGACGCGATTGTAGTGTTGGAGTTTATGCGTGACCTATTGGCAACTGAGGCTCTGCCACTGATTCAAAAAATCGAACACCAAAGCTACTGGATCTATTTCCACGGAGCGACCCCGGCGATTAAAAACAAAGCATTGGAAATACGCGATGCTGTGGATGCGCATGCCGAGTATCAGATTTACAAGCAGCTCATCGGCTTCGAAGGCATCTTCGGAAAATGGGAAGACTTAAGCCGCTCCGAAGCAGCATGGGATTATAGTGACAACAAGCGTCGTGAAGCTGCTCGCATGTACCTTGAGGAAATCGATGACACTAGCTACACCACATGGTTTAACAGGATCCTCAATTTCTCACATACCAGATCAAACGATCTAGCTGCGTTCCCGGTTTATTACGATTTCCTGAAGTCGATCGGCGAGAAACACCCACGATTCGCTTTGGACCTTTTGTCCAATCACGAAGAGCTCATGAAACCATTCCTCATAGCTCTATTGAATGGTCTTTGGATCAGTGCGAACCAGTCCGATGTCGAATCGCTCGTCAAATGCTGGATTGTGAGTGGGCGAAACCTGGCATCTGTTGCCAAATCACTGTACCAAGTTGGAACGTCGCGATTGGACGTACTTGCGTCGGTAGTCGAACGCGCTACCGAGGTCCATGATCGAGAAGCTCTCATACAAGCTATGAGCGTTGCCGCAAACCTATTTCTAGCAGGCGCTTCAGACTCGAAAGCAATTTTCATGCGATCGTTGCGTGAAATGTCCAAGCGTGATGATACTAGCTGGACCAACACTATCTGGCTAAATAGGGATTTCCAAGCCCTGATAGATGCGATGGAGGTCGAAGAGCGATCCGAACTGCTCGCCACTATGACACTGCTGCCGGAACTGAATTACCAAACCGAAGAACTTCTCTATGCAATTGCGAAGCACGACCTACAGGCTGTTCTCGACTTTTTAGTCGGCCGGTTACAGCATGCCAGGGCGTTAGCGAAGCGAACCCGTGAAACCGGCAAGAATGAAACTGACCGATTTGAGGCTATCCCCTACCAACTCAATAAGCTGAACGAAATTCTCGCGCGGGCGCCTGACGCGTTACTGTCAGCCCTGCGGCGTGATTTCGACGGGGAATCCAGCACCATGTTCAGCTATCGCGGCGCGCGAATTATCAAATCAACGTTCCCCGAATTTGACGACTCGCTCGAAATTCTGCTGCTGAAGTACATCGAGAGCGGAGACGAACTTGATATTGAATTTGTCCTCGGTATTTTGCGCACATACGACGGCTCACCTAAAATCCAAAATGTCTGCAAAACAATTATTAAAACAGTGCCAGAACGCTCACAAACTTGGAACGAAGTTGCCGCAGCACTTGAGTCCACTGGTGTCGTGCGGGGCGAATACGGTATGGTTGAAGCGTATGAGAGCAAGGTATTGGAACTATCAAGCTGGGTGAATGATGACGACGAGCGCGTTCGAACATTTGCAGAATGGCTTATAGGAAGCTTGCAGAGTTTAATCGCACAAGAGCGTCAGCGTACTGATCAAAATTTGGCCCTTCGCAAATATCAGTACGGTATTGGCAAGGACGAGAGTTAAGTTGCGAAATTGTGCACTGAAAGATTACTACTTGCAGTGCACCACCCATAATTGATTGATGTTAGTAGTGAAGCTCTGACTCATCATTTCGCGGCGCATGGCCCAATCCGGATGGCTCGGTACGCTAGCTGCACGGAGCGTGCCTCTGCCCCAACGGTCGTTGATCTGATCCAGCACTGCCATCACCTTACTGGCTGAAGCCGGTTGAGATGTGGCGAACAGGTCGTCAGTGTATTCGCCGGGTTGGCACAGATTCAGTAGCAGCACTTCCGCTTTGCTGTAGGCGAATCCCGGACGGAAAATTCGATCAAGGGCGTCGACGGCCGCCCTAGTCAGTAGACGCACATCATCTGTTGGATATGGCAGGTCCACCACAACACCGTTGGCATATTTGGCTTCCTCGGGATTAAACATGCCGGTGCGGATACTGACCCTGATCTTCTTGCACAAAGAATTCTGAGCCCGAAGCTTTTCAGATGCCCGCATCATGTAGGTTGCCACGGCCTCTTTGATGGGAGGCAGCTCCGTTAATCGCTTGCCGAACATTCGGCTGCAACAGATCTCCTGTTTCGGCGGGTCTGGCTCATCAAGCTCCAGACACGGCGTGCCGGCCAGTTCCCGGGCCGTCTTCTCGATCACCACGCTGAAGTGCTTACGCAGAGACCAGGCATCCGCCTTGGCCAGGTCCATGGCTGACTTGATGCCCAGTGCATTCAGGTGCATTTTCATGCGCCTGCCCACGCCCCACACCTCACCCACGTCGGTGTTGCGAAGCACCCAGTCACGTTTTACCTGGTCGCAAATATTCACAACACCGCCAGTCTGGGCCTGCAACCGTTTAGCCGTGTGGTTGGCCAGCTTGGCCAAGGTTTTAGTCGGGGCGATACCAACCCCGACCGGAATACCCGTGCACCGCAACACCTGACTGCGAATTTGTCGGCCGAGTTCGTCCAGCCCTTCGATACCGGTCAAGTCGGCAAAAGCCTCATCGATGCTGTACACCTCGACCGCCGGAACCAACGACTCGATCAGCGTCATCACCCGCTCGCTCATATCGCCATACAGGGCATAGTTCGACGAGAACGCAACGATGCCCTGCTGCCGAAGCTTGTTCTTTATCTGGAAATACGGCTCGCCCATTTTCACGAAAGGTTTCGCGTCGTAGCTGCGCGCGATGACGCAACCATCGTTGTTCGAGAGAACTACGATCGGGACCCTGGCCAAGTCCGGGCGAAACACCCGCTCGCAACTGGCATAGAAGCTGTTGCAATCAATCAGGCCGAAAACCGGCATTGGCTCAGACATGACTGCGCACGCTGCCCGTGATTACACCCCAGATCGACAGCTCGTCACTCTCCAAAACATAGCGCGGCGGGTATTTTGGGTTTTCCGACAGTAGGATCACGTCCTTGCCTCGAATGCACAGCCGCTTGCAGACCGGATCGTTGTTCAGCAAAGCCACAACAATATGGCCGTGGGTCGGCTCAAGGGAGCGGTCCACTACCGCCAAATCTCCCTCAAAAATTCCCGCGCCTTGCATGCTTTCCCCGGTGATCGACACGAGGTAGACGTGTGGTGCACGGATATTCAGCACCTCATCGAGCGAGATGTGAGACTCGATGTGGTCCGCTGCTGGCGATGGGAATCCTGCCGGCACCTGGAACAGGCAGAGTGGTAGTTTCAGACCGCCCTGGGCAATAGGTCCTAACATTGAAAAGCTCATAACGCACGACTTCCTGCACTGTACGAATATACAGTTAACTTTCAGAAAGCTTTGCAGTCAATTTTTTTGTAGGAGAAATCTGATAGGCGGGTGAGTTATGTGTGGACGACTTTCGCAGTACAGCGGCATCCACGACTTCGTGGCGGCGCTGAGCATGCCCAACGCGCTGGTCAACACTACCGGTGATCAAGCGTTCGAGCGCTATAACGCTGCACCATCGACGCAACTCGCCCTGTTCCATCAAGAAGGTCGCTACCTGCACGCCGACATGGTGCGCTGGGGCTGGCGACCGCACTGGGCGAAGGATCGCGCCGCGCCGATCAATGCCAGGGTTGAGAAAGTCGCCCACGGCCCCTTCTTCCGCGCGATCTGGCCGCACCGAGCAATCATCGCGATCAACAACTGGTTCGAGTGGGTGGATGAAGACGAACCGAAAAAGCAGCCCTACCTCATTCGACACAGGGATCAATCACCAATCCTGTGCGCTGCGATTGGTCAGTACCCAAATGTCGAGCAAGAACCGAGCGAACACGACGGGTTTTTGATCATTACCGCCGATAGTGCCGGTGGCATGGTGGATATCCACGACCGGCGGCCGGTGACATTGTCACCAGAACTGGCAAGGGAATGGTTGGAGCCGGTCACCCCCAAGGAACGCGCCGAACAGATGGTGCTGTTCCAGGGAGAGCCGACCGAGGCATTCGAATGGTTCAAGGTTGACCGGGCCATTGGCAACGTACGAAATCAAGGCCCCGAGTTAATTGAGCCTATCGGGCAAATCACTGGAGGTGACGAAAAGGGACCCCCCTGATCGATACCACGGCCAGGAAATGTAATTGCCTTCAAGTGGGACCATGAGAATCGCCATTTTTCAAGGTACTTCCCAGCAGCATTATAAACGTCGAACTCGTCATTACGTCATTACGTCATTACGTCATTACGTCATTGCGTCATTACGTCATTGCGTTCTTACGTCATTACGTCATTACGTCATTACGTCATTACGTCATTACGTCATTGCGTCATTGCGTCATTACGTCATTACGTCATTACGTCATTACGTCATTGCGTCATTACGTCATTACGTCATTACGTCATTACGTCATTGCGTCATTACGTCATTACGTCATTACGTCATTGCGTCATTGCGTCATTGCGTCATTACGTCATTACGTCATTGCGTCATTGCGTTAATGCGTTATATCGCTAATTCGCTAATTCGTTAATTCGTTAATTCGTTAATTCGTTAATTCGTTAATTCGCTACTGAATGAATACCTTCAGATTTCCGAAGCTCTCCGTGCCTAAAAAAATCTACCCATACACCCGCAGCCCTTGATCCTGCCTCCCGCATACACCCTTGCCCCAATCCCCAAGAAACGGGCGCCCCGGCATATACCCATAAGCCGAGGGCAGACTATGCAGCGGACTCCAAAACCATTCATTGATAGTCTTTACAATAAACTATTGACGAATAGCCACTGGAACATTTAGTTTAAATAACGTTCTACTTAACCCCCTCAGGTCCACCGCGCCATTTAGCGCGGTATGTTTTTTTTGCGAGAATAAAAATGAATGTGCTATTTCTTTTGATGGCGACCGTTGAGTTCCTGATCAAACTCACTGAACTATTGAGGCTATGGGGTATCGGGTGCCCTGGATTCACTTCATTGTGAATCAGAACAAACCTCCTAATGCCGAGGGCTCCCAATTCATGATCACAAGCTCGCCACTGACCTCGGCCTTTCCCTGCCGCTGGTTTGTAGTGGTGTATCGAATATCCAGTGTCTCGAAGTGAAAGCCGTCAAAGACCCGTCGAATATCCGGATGGTCATTGATGCTGACCATCACTTTGCCTTTACAGCGACGCATGAACTCGGCCATCCGCTCATAGTTCTCAAACAGAAAATCCACCCCATACCCTGCGGTCTGCCAATACGGCGGGTCCATGTAATGGAAGGTGTGGGGCCGGTCATACCGTTCTGCGCATTCGAGCCAGGGCAGGTTCTCGACGTAGGTGCCGGACAAGCGTTGCCAGGCGGCCGAGAGGTTTTCCTCGATCCGCAGCAGGTTGATGGCCGGGCCAGTGGTCGCGGTACCGAACGTTTGCCCGGTGACCTTGCCGGCGAAGGCATGGTGCTGCAGGTAGAAAAATCGGGCGGCACGCTGGATGTCGGTTAGGGTTTCGGGGCGGGTCATCTTCTGCCACTCGAACACCTGACGCGAACTGAGCGCCCATTTGAACTGGCGCACGAACTCTTCGAGGTGGTTCTGCACGACGCGGTAGAGCGTGACCAGGTCGCCGTTGATGTCATTGAGGACTTCAACGGGCGCAGCCTGGGGCCGCATGAAGTACAGCGCGGCGCCGCCGGCAAAGACTTCGACGTAGCACTCGTGCGGTGGGAAGAGCGGAATGAGACGGTCGGCCAGGCGGCGTTTGCCGCCCATCCAAGGGATGATGGGTGTGGACATAAATAGCAAGACCTTTACTGTATGGATAAACAGGTGCTAGGCTCGCCGCGCTTCGTGCACGGAGTAAGAGCCTTGGCTGGACTTGCAGGGACCATCTGCAGGGACGGCGACCGGGTTGGATGTTGACGCATCCAACCCGGTCGCTCTTTTCACTTCGGTGTTGAGATTTCTTTGGCGTAGGCCTGACAGGCCGCGAGGGCGATCAGTCCTTGGTCACCGGACTCGGTGATGCCGATAATTCGTTGAGCATGCGCTGGGTCAAGTTGGGCTCTTGTGGGGCCATGAACCACGCCGCCGGTGGCGGGGGTGGCTGACATTGCGCAGCCGCCGGCTGAATCGGTGGCGTCGAGTAGGACTGACAGGCGCAGATCAGCAGTGGCAAGGCGGTCGCGCAGGCGACTTTGATCACGTTGGGCATCGCTCAGGACTCGGTAATGGGTTTGTTCACTGGCGGAAAGCCGTTGCTCCAGGGCCAGACGTTTGTCTTGTTCGGCACGCTGTTGCGCGGCCGCGGCCAAGGCCAGTTGGTTGAGCGTGTCGGTGTGCATTTGGGCCTGCTCCGCGAGTTGCTTACCGTAGCGCCAAGCCTGGGCCTGCCAAGCCAGTGCGGCAGATCCACCCGCGATTGCAAACAGTAAACCGCCGACAGCGACCACTCGATACGGCACAGGGATCAGGTCGACGAGACGCATAACACCGCCCTCGCCCGCTCCCACAGCTGCAGCCGATCCGCGAGACCATTGAGGCCGCCGTTGATCTTGCGGGTGATCGCCTCGAACTCGTTCCGATCCGCCAGCGCGTTCAGTTCACGTACCCACCAGAACCACGCGGCGGACTCGGCCGCCCATTGCGGCAGCTCGAGCAGCTCAGGGGTGCGCAGCAGGCGCTCGTCACCGAACAGCGCCAGACTGCAGCGCAGGTAGTTACTGTGGCCGGTGATTTGGATCAGGCCGCGACCGCGATAGCGCTGGCCATCACCATCCGCTTCCGGGGTGTTGCCCAGCCTGACGGCCAGATTGCCGGTGTCGTATTTGCTTAGGTACTGATCACCGCCCAGTTCACATACGTACTGCAATTGACCGGATTCGTGCCCGACCTGCGCGAGGAACGCCGCCTGGCGTTTCGGCGTGTTGATTTGCCGGTGGACCATGGCGGCATTGAGCGCGGATACAAAAACGCCCGCTTGGTGGCGGGCGTTGGGCATGATGCGTTGGAGTTGTTGCTCAGTTAACGGCATTCGCTTGCTCCTATTGCTGTGACGGAGGACGCTGCTATTGATTCAGCAGCACCACTTTCAGGTCTTGTGGTGGTTTTTTCTTCTTGCCCTTGGCCTTGGCCTTACCCTGCTTACCGCCGTTGCACTCCACGGTGGTCGACCAACCGGACTGGGTGTAAACCTGCTCGACCGAATCCGTCAGGTACTCGCCATCGAGCCCCTCCTTGAAGCCCTGGGCATTGATCGAGCGCTCGGCGAAGATGTCCGTGCGCCCGGGCATCTCCAAACGCACACCGGCACCGGAGCGATTGAACGCGGCCAAGCGGGCCTTGGCCGCCGCCTCGGCAGCGGTTTTGTTGGGGTAGATATGTCGATCGGTGTGTACCGCCGGCAAGCCATCGGGCACGTCATCATTGTCCAGGGAGACCACCACCAGCTTCCCGTTTTTCTTGTCCTGATGTTTGGTCGCCACTGCCTTGTGTGCGTTGCGATCGCCCAGACGAAACTGCCAGCGGCTGACATCGCTTCGCGTCAGGGTGATGACGCCGAAAGCCTTGCCGCTAGCGCTCTGGCCACCTTGGCGTGGCATCACCAGCAACTTGCCCTCGGCCACCTTGGCGGTGCAGTCGTACTGCTTGGCCAGCCGGGTGAGGAAGTTAAAATCGGACTCGTTGAGCTGATCCGCCCGGATCACTTTGGTGGACACCGGACACCCCGGCTGCCAGCCATTGCGTGCAGCAATGTCGGTCACGATGGTCGACAGCGGCACGTTTTCCCAACTGCCACTGCGGATGGTCTTGCCGGTGCCGCGCATGTCACTGGCCTTGCCCTTGATCACCAGCGTGTCCGGCGGTCCCGAGATCTCGACCTCGTCGACCACGTAACGCCCCATGCGGGCCAGTGATGTTTCGGCGTAGCCGAGGTAGACCTCGATGGCACTGCCGCGTGACGGCAACGTCACCTGACCATCGCGATCATCGATGCGCAATTCGAACTCATCGGATTCCATCCCGGGCTTGTCCACGGTGCGCAGCTGGATCAGCCGATCATTGATCAAGGCCGTGATGTCGGCGCCATTGGCGACGATGCGAAACCTGGGGGTCATGGATTTTTTCCAAAAAAAACCCGCACAAGGCGGGTATGAAAGTAAGGAGCTTGGGGGTACCAAGCGACACGAGTGTAGACCATCAATCCCACAGCGTGACCTGTGCCTGTACAGGCGCCGCCAGCTCCGGCAGGGTGATCACCACACCAGCGCGATAGGGTTGCGGCTCGTCGGCCAAGCCCTGATTGGCATCCAGCACCGCTTCGACACTGCCCACCAGGTGGCCATAAAAGTCATGGCAGATGGTGTCCAGCAGATCCCCGTTAGACGTTCTGCATGTCGTCGCCATAGCGCACAAACTCCAGAGTGAACCCTTGTTTACGCGGAATCCCGCCGTGCATCAGTGCGCCCTGCTCTTCCGCGATGGTCTTCAGGCACCAGGTGCCCATGACATCGCCGTAGCCTGTGGTCAGGGTTAACGGCTTCAGTTGAGCGCCAATGCTGCGCAAGGTGTCGAGCTGCTTAAGCCCGCCCTTGAAGCCCGGGTAAATCGTGCCCTTCAGGGTGATTTTCTCTTCACCGATGCCCACTGCCTGCTGCGCCGGTCGACGTGACAGACGCTCTTGCGAGGCCCAGCGGAACTCGGTCGAACGCGACAGTTCGTCAAAGGCCGCCGTGTCCAGATTGAAGTAGTACGGTGGCGCCTTGGGATCCTGTGGCTGAATGATCAGCAAGTGCGGAAACGGTTTTACTGCTTCCGGCGCCGGCGTGGCATCGGTGGCAAACACACTGGTGGGCACGATGTTGGCCAGCGACGGGCTGACCTGGCCGGCGATCTTGTTGATCGCCGTTGTCGCCTTGCCCGCCTGTTCCTTCAGCGTCCCCATGCGTTCCTGCACCTCGGCGGCGGCGCGGGTGGCCCGCCCGTAGGTGGCCACCACCTGGCCGACCTTGGCCTGTGCCGCATTCACGCCGCGCATCACCCGCTGCAGCTTGGCGCCGATTGCCGGCCCCACGAACGGGATATTCTCCAGCTCGGACGCGGCACCGGTAATTTCCCGGATCGCACCATTGACCGGGCCGAGCATGCCGTCCGCACTGCGGCGTCCGGACTCCCCGGCCTCGACCAGGTACTTGAGGCCTGCCTGCAATTGCTCCATGTAGGCCATGGGTTCTCCTTACAAGTGAGGTTCATCATACAACTGGCTCGACGCGCTCTGCTTCGCGGCATCGGCCATCATTCGCTGCATGTGCGGCATCAGGTCCTGGGCCAAACGTTGCGGATCCTTGACGTCACCTTGCACCGTGACTGGCATGCTCAGGGAGTACTGGAACTTCTGATCCACTTTGGTGGGTACCGGTTTTTCTGGCACTTTGGGCTGGATCACCACCGGCGCCGGTTTGACCGGCGCCGGTGTCGCCAGTGCGCGGGCGACATCACCCAAGGCTGGGTTGGGAGGTGCGGAACTGGACGCCATCAGTAGCGCGCCGGGCTCGTTCGCCCCATTCAAAGATCGTCCCATGCTGGCCAAGCTCGGCACCACCGGTCCCGGTCGGGGCGCCACCAACAATGGCGTTGCCGGTGCAGCAAGCTTTGCTTCTTCGCCGCCAAACCACGATTTGCCTACGACTCCACCCAGTGCGGTGCCGCCCATGCTGCCCAAGTACGCACCGACCAAGCCGCCAATCGCGGTACCAATGATGGGCACCACCGAACCGATGGCCGCCCCGGCAGCAGCGCCGGCCATGGTGCCGGCCAGCGAACCCGCTGCCGCTCCGTAACCTTCGGCTTTTTGATCTTTCGTCTCGGCATTCAGGTAAGTGTCGACGGCCATGCTTCCCGCCTCCAACAACGAACCGCCCGGGATCACTTTGCCCACCTTGCCGACCTTCCCCACCACTCCCGCCACCGCCGCCACCTTGGCCAGCGTCCCACCGGTTGGCGGCAGCGGTACAGGAGGACGCGGCAAGGGAACCGCTGGCCGGGGCAAACGCATCGGCGCTGGAGCCACAGGCACCGGAGGTCGCAGCGCTGGCCCGCGTGTAGGTGTCGCCTGGGCTTGGAATAAGACCGTTGGTCGAGGTGCAGTTACCGGCGCCCGAGGCACAGACATCGGCGGTCGCGGCATTGGTGTGGCCGGCCGAGGCGTGGGCACCGATGGACGTAACGGACCTCTCGGCCTTGGCGGCGTGGCAACCCGACGCCGCCGCGAGGCATTGCGGGGAGCCCCGCGACCCCGGCGCCGATTCTCAAGCGCCCCCCCGCTACCGCCGCCCATAGCCGCCGCGTTCACCACAAACACCTTCCGGATGCTGCCGTCTTCCAGACCGGCTTGCACATCACCGTCGCCGGTGGCCTCTTTGGCGAGCGACACCACCTTGAGCCCGGTCGCCACCAGATCGAAACTACCGGATTTTTTGCCCTCCTGGCCGTCAGCGCTTTCGCTGGGCTCGGGCGATCCCTTGAAGGCCGCGACAGTCTTCAGCCCCGCCTCGACCAGGGCCAAGGCTTTACCCGTTTTGCCCTTGGGCTCTGCCCCCGTGCCAGCACTGTCTCCGTCCAACGAGTTGGTGACAAAAACCTTCTGCACCTCGCCGGACTTGCCCTTGCCCAGTGTCCCGCGTGCCAGGTTGAACAATCCCTTGCCGATCTTGAACGAGCTGACTGCCGTCTGCAGCGCGAGTAATCCACCCCCGACCGCCGCAATGCCGGTGACCACACCAGGAGAACTGTCCGCCAGCGCGGTGATGCCCTTGGTAATTTTGGTCAGTACTTCCGCCAGGGTGTCCGTCACCGGCCGCAGGGCATCACCGACGCTGCGCATGGCATCGTCCATCGACTGCGCCATTTCAGCCCATTTCTGTGACGACGATTCACGCCGCTCGGCCAGGTTTTTGTCGAGGATGCCCGAGGCTTCGCGCGAATCGTTTTTCAGCTGGCTGTACAGTGCCTTGTTCTGCAGGTAGGCCGACAGCGCGGCCTTGACCTGCATGTCGGCAAACAGGTCGCCGGTGAGCAAGGCTTCCTCCAGCGACGCCATCATGGCCTTGGCCTTTTCCGGATCCGCCTCCTGGCTGATCTTCGACGTGGCTTCGGCCATCAACGCCGCCCGCTTGGGGTCGGTGGCCTGGATATACTTCTGCGCCAACGCCATGCTCGATTCCAGCGTCGACATGCCGTTCTGCAAACCGGTCTGCATCGAACCCTTGTAATCGATGCCGGCCTTTTTGTAGGCCTCCACGGTGTCGGTCGAACCGATCTTGCCCATCCAGTTTTTCAGGTTGTTCGCCGCCTCGTCCGCACCGCCGGCGGTTTTCATCTGCACCTGCAGCATGGCGCCCAGCTGCGTCACCGCGTCCATGCCGGTGATATTCAAGTTGCCCATGTTCGACAGCAGCTCAGGAAACCAGCGAGCCATGTCGACCGCCTCGAAGCTGCCGGCCTGGCCCTGATAAGCGATGGCTTCGAGCGCCTGCTGCATCTGTTTGGCATCGGTGATCTTGGCGTTCTGCCCCAGCGCGCTGATCATCTTCGCCGTGTCGGCGCCGTTCGAGCCCTGGCCCACGGCAAACTTTGCCGCGACCGGTGCATATTCCAGCGCCTTGGCCAGGTCCATCCCGGCCCCTACCAGTTGGTTGACCACGTCGGCGACGTCATTGCGCGCCATGCCGGTGTCGCGCGAAGTCTCGATGATCTTCTGCGACACCTGCTTTTCTTTCGGATCGTTGGCAATCCCGGCCTTGATCGCGATGTCACGGACAATGGCGCCGAAGTCGGCACTGACCTTGGTCGCAATGCCCACCGTCGCCACCCCGGCCACGGCCTGACCGACCGTGCTTCTCATCCCGGCCTTGCCCGCATCGATCTGCTGGTAACCCTTGGCCTTGAGTTCCGCCTTGTTCGCAGTCTGCCCCAAAGAGCGGTACGCCTTGTCCAGCCGACCGACCTCGATGCCCTGTTTCTTCAGGCTGTCGAGGTTGGAATTCAGGCGCCCCAGCAGTTTGGACGCCCCAGCGGCACCGCTGTCGTGGGCCTTTTTCCACTCATCGCGTAGGCGAATGGTGTCGCCAATGGTGCGCTGCAGCACCCGTGCCTTGTTGCCTTCCGCTTCCAGGCGCTTGATGCGCCCGGTGACCTCATTGAACGCGGTGCCGACCGTAGGACTGACGGCCCCGCCGATCACCAACCCGAGGGAGAGTTTGTTCGCCATATCATGGTTCCCCTGTGCAGAGCATTACCGGAAGCGGCTCATTCCGTGAGCCACCAGACCATCTCGGAAAACGGCATCGACTGAATCTCGGCGGCGGAAAATCCGGTGTCCGCCGCGAGACGTCTCGCCACCATTTTCATCACCCCCGGATCAAACCCCGTCGTCTTGCTCCAGGCGAAAATAGCCGGCCTGCAAGCGGTTGTAGTCCACCACCTTCAGGCCCTCCAGATCGGCGATTGCTGCGCCCGCCAGTTCGGCGAACAGCACCAGTTCGCGCTGCTCGTCGTCACCGCTGGCCGCCCGATCCGCGGCCCGCACTTCGCGTACCGTGGGCGAGCGCAGGGTCAGTGTGTCGATCTGCACGCCGTTGACCTCACTCGGGCGCGACAGGCTGACCACGGCGTTTTCTGCGGTGACCGATAACCAGGTGGGAAGCGATTTCAAATAGTCGGCGTGCGGCACCAGGCTCGAATAGGCCGCCTGCAGGCGGCGATAGTCCACCACCTTCAGGCTCTCCAGATCCTTGAGGCCCGCCTCCGCTAGGCTGGCGAACAGCTGCAGCTCGCGCAGCTCGTCATCGTCACCGGCAGCGCGGTCGGCGGCGCGGACTTCGCGCACCAGCGGCGCACGCAGCACCAGCGTATCGACCTTCACCCCATTGACCTCGCTCGGGCGCGAGAGGGTAATCACCGCACGGTCAGTGTCGATCGACAGCCAGGCCGGCAGCTTATTTGCAGTTTGCATGGTCATCCGGATCTATTCCCTTAGAGGCCGAGTGCGGAGCGCACTTCGGCGAGTTGGTCTACGCCATCGATCACCTGAATACCGGCGATCATGTCGATTTCGTACATCACGCGGCCGTCGATTTCGAGCTTGTAGTACACCGGCGCGATGGCGTGTTTGATCTCCGCCGGATCACCGGCTTTCCAATCACCGAGGTCGACCTCTTTCAGCAGACCACGCAAGGTCGCCACGACCGCCGTGACCGTGCCTTTGTGGCCACGGAAGGCACCCCGGAACGACGCGTTGAACGCCGAGCCATCGGCCAGACCGAAGTGCTTCAGCGACTCGCGACGCACACCCTTGGTGACAAAGGTCGCTTCCATCTTTTCCAGGCCCTGGGCCATCTCGATGGCACCGGCCATGCCGCCGCCCCGGTACTCGTCAGTTTTGGTGGTTAGCTTGGGCAAGGTCAGGCTTGGCACGTCGCCGGCAAAGTTCACTCCGTCGACGAACAGGTTGGTGTTAAACAAGGTTTGAGGAATCATTTAGCGCGCTCCTTAAGCGTCGAGGACTTCGGTCAGCCACTGGTTGGTGACTTCGATCAGGAAGTTCGGGTTTTCCGCCGGCGGCACGTCGGTGAAGCGGATGCGCCAATACACCTTGCCCTGCTCGATCTGACTGGCGGTGTTGAGCTCGGTGTCGGCGAACACTTCGAAGTTGATGATCGCGCCGGCGTTTTTCTGATCGCGCATGAACGCGTCCAGGCCTTCGGTCACTTCCTTGACGTAGGTCTTGGTGATCGAGCGGTCGACCGCCCATTTGTGCCCCGCCTGGATCGCATCCATCAGGATGTCGCAGGTGCGTACACGGGTGACGAACGACCATTTCGGGTCGCTGGACAGCGTGCGGTTGCCCCACAGGCGATAACCACCGTCACGAATGATCGTGGCGATGAACGCGTTGTTCAGCAGGTTGGCCCGGCAGGTCTCGTCGCCGTCCAGGTACTCGATCGGCCGCGTGGTGCCGGTGATGCCGACAAACTCTTTGTTCGACGGCGACGCCCAGTAGCCGTAATTGGCATCGGTCCAGGCGAACAACCCAGCGACCCAGGCCGAGCCCGGGGCATCCACCGTCGCATCCGCCCCGGTGTCCCAGAACTGCACCCCCGGATCGACCATGTAGATGCGCTTGCTGCCGAAGCTCTCGGCATATTCCATCGCCGCCTCATCGGTGGTGTTCGGACCATCCACGATGGCAAGCGCGCGCAGCTTGCCGGCCAGAGCATCCATGGCCGTTGCCACCGCTTGGGTGGCGGAATGCCCCGGGGCGATCAACAGTTTCGGCTGGGCGTTGTGCTTGCTCTTGCCGTCCAGCAGCGCTTGCAGACCGGTACGCTGGCCGGAGGCCAACACGCCACCGATGATGGCCGAGGTTTGCAGCGCCTCGTCTTCCAGTTTGGCCACGCCCACCGCGACGATCACCGCCTTGGCGCGCACATAGATGGCCGCTGCCGCCTTGGCGATCGCCGAACCCGCACCGAACGCGGCAATGGCTTCGCGCTCAGACGTGAGCAACACCAGGTCGCCAGCCTTGGCCGTGCCGCCGCCGAGCACGCCCGGGGTGAAGGTGTCGCACAGGCCGATGATCGAGGACGACGGCAGCGAAATAGTGCGCGCCCCCGTCTCGATCAGAGAGGTCGTGACGCCGTGAAAAAAAGAACCACTCATAGTCAATCTCCAGAAACGAAAAAGCCCCGCATGAGCGAGGCTGTGAGGGGGGATCGTGTGTCGCGTAACGGAAAAGAAAATGCCCCGTCAGTGCGGGGCGTTTATTGGGTTTGCTCGGCCAGCCAAGGCGGCGCGATCGGGCGATGATCCACCAGGGGAAACTCCGCGCCTTGCGGCCAGTCGCGCAACTGCCGGCGATACGCCAACAATTCGCTGTACTGCTCAGCCGTGAGCGTGGTTGCGGCGCCTTCCTCCACCTCGTCACGGTGCCGGGTCACGACGCCATCCGTCGCCGACAACAGCGCGTCACGCCAGGCGCGTTCGGTGGCGGCCTGTTCCTCCGGCGACGGGGGCGGCGGATCGATCAGTACCGGGAAACCATCGGCGCCCGGGTAGACCAGCTTGTTATCATCCCGGGGCGCCGTTAACTCGGCATACTGCTCATCCGTAAGCTCTTTTGCACCCTCCGGAATGGTGCAATCAGGGCTGCCGATTTCACCGTGGGAATTCGTATCAAAAAACCCGCCCCGTGTTTCGTTGACGCGACAGTAATACATGGTCATTTATTAATACCCTATAGCCACATAATCGAACTGATAGTTGGCATTGGCGCCCCTTAAAACCGTAGCCCCCGTCTTATCTCTCCCTTGATGGCTGTATACCGAAGTCGCCCCGGTTGCCGGGGTAATGATCAGGCCGACACAGGCCACCGGGAAGGCGACGGGCAGCGTCAAAGGAACTGAGGCAGCCGTCGAGCCGTTGCTGAAACTGCCAACTTTGATCGACAGACCAGGGAGTTGCTGGCTTGAATACGTCGCCCCAAGAAGAGAGATGAAATCGGCGTTACCCCCTAGACCACATGTCGACGATACAACCTGCCAACCATTGCCGCCGATCACCGACAGCCTCAGGCTTTGCCCCGTAAGAAGCGCAACAGAGCTAACGGTCCCGTTGACGTGGTTAAGCGTTGCACCAGCACCCGGCACAATCGCCATAGAGTTACTCGTCGCGAAAACTTCAATCGCGGTTCCTTGTGGAAGCCCAAGGCTCACGGGCGTCGGAAGCGTGAACGTCATCCCGGCACCCGCAACAAACAAGAGCTTTCCGGCATCCGCAACCGTGGCGGATCGAGAGGCAGCTATCGCGGTAAAACCGCTGTAGCCGCCTTTTTCACCCATTACGAACTCACAGGTGGCAAGGGACTTATTGCCGGTGAACTGCGGCTGCGTGAGCCAGTTTGCCCCGGCCATTACCGCCGAATATTTGAGGGCCATGGACCCGCCACGCAAGCGCCAGGCGCCCGACACTTTTACGAACGCGGCGTTATCCCCCATCCCCAAGACGACCGGTATCACCCCCGCGACCGGAGAGGTCAACACATCCAATCCAGCCGCCAGCACAGTGACGGCGCCTGCCCCAGCGTTCGCCACCTCAACCGTCGCCCCATCAGGCACCCCGGCGGTGGGCGGCAATGTGATGTTGATCGGTGTTGCGGATGTACCAACGACAACGCCGCCAATGCTTGATGCGCCCAGCGCCGTACTGGCCGTTAGCGGGGCGAAGCCTGAATACTCAACGCCCATCCGCTTGGCGAAGGCGGTGTTCACCAGTCTGAGCGAGCTGTCGAACTGGGGCGGTGTCAGTGCCGTTGGAGCGCCCAAAAAGGCCGGCGAGTTGATCGGCGCATAGCCCTGAGTGACGTCCTGAAACGTCAGGGCCGTGGTGCCCAGGACAATCACCCCATCGGTGACCAACTGCCAACGAGAGTCGGCCAGGGTAGCGCCCTGCTCAACCGATACCACCAGCGCCGAAGTGACCTCGGCATTGGTGTTGGCATCCGGCGCCCGCGTCCAGACCGCTGCCGCCGCCAGGTAAATGCCATTGTCCTTGGCCACGGCTTGGTTTTTTACCAGCACGCGGTCACCGGCCACCAGGACCACACCGTCCACCGTCTGAAGCCCGGCCAACGCAATGTTGGCTGTGGTCGCGACCCGTACCGATTGCTTGTTGTCGAGCTTGTTCAGCTCTTCCACGATCCGCAGATCAACGTATTCGCGGGTTGCCAACACCACCGCCGGGTCAATCTTCAGCGTGATGTTGCCGGTGCTGGCCACGATGAAATTCATCCGCACCACTTGCGTGCGGCCCGAGCCTTGCGACAGCACCGGCTTGAAGCTCGGCGCGCAGTTGGCCACCGCCACCAGATCGCCGTCCGCGTCGTAGAGGCCGATTTCGCGAATCCACCATCCGCCCTCATCGGCCGGGATAATCTGCTCGGCGATGATCACCGCCGCGTTGTTCGGGTCGACCTTCACCTGATTCAGCGGCCGGCGCCGGCGCTCATTGATCAGGCTGGTTTGCGCCGCGCTGGGCATCGGGTCGGTGCCGTTGGCATCGCCCACGCCCATTTGGGCAAACGTCCAGGCAATGCCGAGCGCGGTAGCGTTTGCCTGCTTGGCCATCCCCACATTCGTGAGGATCGCAAAAAACTGCGAATTCGCATCAATCATAATAAACGTCCAGGGAGTCTATGGAATGTTCACGGCCGACCACACCGAGGGTGCCGCTGACCTCGATGTCACGCGCAACCGGCGGATAAACGTCGATTTCGTCGCCTTCGTACACGCTGACTGCGACGTTCAAAACGCCTTGGCTTTCCAGACTGATCGCCAGCCCCGTCAGGTGCCGGGTCACCGGCTTGGCGTCGTCAATCAGACGCTCAAGCTCCTGATACATTTCCTCGGTGATCCCGGTGTCCAGCACGCCGACCTTGATCGCGAAGGTGCCCGGCACCCCCTCCGGCACCGTGTTGAACCACTCGACAATTTCGATCAGGTAGCCCAGGGGCTCGACCACCCGGCGCAAGGCGCCGATGGTGCCCTTGCGGGCATGAATGTAATAGGACGCCTTGATGGCCGCGCGCTTGGTCGCCTCGCTCCAGCGGTAATCCCAACGATCGACCGACCAGGCCCACGCCAGATGCGGCAACAAATGCACTGGGCAGGTGTCGGCGTTGTAGAGTGTGCGCAGCGGGACAATCGTCTTTTCGAAGAACGACGCCTCCAGGGCGCGCTCCAGTTGCGTGCTATTGCTCGGCAGTAGGCTGTTCATGTCAGCCCGCCAGATTCACGATGACTTCGGTGCAGAAAGCCGCCTGCGCCTTGGTCGGGGCCAGATCCACCCAGCCGACCAGCTCAACCCGAGACACGCCGGCGATATGCAGTTGCGCATCCACAGCCGAACGCGCCACCTCGACCCCGAGTCGCTTGCGTGGATTGATCCAGGCGTTAATGCGGCTTTTGGCCTCGGCCAGACTGGCATCCGCCTCAGGCCCGACACTGCTCATGTGCAAAATGGCATCGATGCGGTAGTCGATAATCTGCGCGCTCTGCACCGTCAGACGATCCCCCACCGGCCTGACGTCCTCGTCATTCAGCGCCGCCTTGACCGTGGCCAGCAGCTCAGGACTGGCCACGCCTTTGCCCTCGGAACTCAGCACCGTGACC